GAGACTTAAATGGCAAATATAAAAATAAGTGAATTAACTTTAGTAACACCAGCATCCGCTGATGAAATGGTTGTTGTCGATGCAACCGACAGTGCCTCTAAACGAATTACAGTAGGCTCTCTACCTGATACAACCTACACAGCATCTGGTGTAGTTTCTATAGATGGTTCTAATGCAATCACTTCAACAGCAACCGTAAACGATACAGATGCCAACCTTAAAGCAAGGGCTAACCACACTGGCACACAGGCAGCCTCTACTATTTCTGATTTTGATACAGAGGTTGCTAACAATACAGCAGTCACGGCAAATACAGCAAAGGTAACAAACGCCACACATACTGGAGATGTAACAGGTGCTACAGCTCTTACTATTGCTGATGATGCAGTAGACATCGCCCACTTAAGCGCTACAGGAACAGCAAGTGCAACTACATTCTTACGTGGTGATAACTCTTGGGTAGTGCCTACCGACACCAACACAACCTATTCAGTTCAAGACGGTGAGCTATCGCAAAACAATCTCACTAATACACTAAAGGGCTATTACGATACTGGCTATACCCATTCCCAAGCAGCACACGCACCGAGTGGTGCAGAAGCTAACGCTGCCAATACTGCGATTACAACCGCAGATACTTCTTGGTCAGGCTCACAAAGAGGCACACCTTCTGTTGTGACAGATGGCACACTTGACCTTAATACTGCCAACAACTTTAAGTACACCCCTGCTGCTGCCGATACTCTTGAATTTAGTAACGAAACTGCTGGACAGGCTGGCTTTATTACAGTGATTAATCCATCGGCTTACACCATCTCTTTAGGCTCTGAGGTAAAGAAAGGCGCATCGTGGGATGTGTCCACAGCAGGTACTTATCTGGTGTCTTATTACAGTGATGGTACTAGCGTTTATGTTTCAGCAAGCGAGGCTCTTAGCTAATGAGCGTCCTTAACACAGGTCTAGCAACACCAGCTTCAGGCTACGACATCCCCAACTCGTTAAGATTTAATGACGATGATTCTGCTTATCTAAGCTGGACACCGAGTAGTGCTGGTAATCAAAAGACTTGGACATTCAGTGCTTGGACTAAATTAGATTACTTTACATCTGGACAACACGCTTTATTCTCAGCGAGAAGCACATCAACCGACCAGTTTACTATCTGGCATCAGTCTAATAAGTTTGTGATGGAGTCTGGTGGTGGTAAAGGTAATATTAGTATAAACGCCTTAACTAGGGATTCTTCTGCTTGGTATCACCTTATGTTTGTGTTAGATGCGTCAAATGGTACAGCATCAGAGAGAGCAAGAATTTATATTAATGGTGTAAGGCAAGATGTTACAACAAGTACTTCATTCTCTGACGCAGACCACGGTGTAAATTCTGCTATCGCCCACAACATCTCAGCAGAGGCATCCACCAACTCTAATTTTTATGGAGGCTACCTAGCAGAAGTCAACTTCATTGATGGCTTTGCCAAAGACCATACACACTTCGGTGAAACTGACGAAACATACGGACACTGGAAAGCTAAAGAATACACACACAGTGACGGCTATGGCACAAACGGCTTCTACCTTGATTTTAAACTATCCGCAGATAGTGCAAGTGGTCTAGGCAATGATGCTTCTAGTAATAGTAACAATTGGACACCGAACAATTTAGATACATATGACCAGATGCTGGACAGCTCAACGAATAACTTCTCTACCCTTAATCCTTTAAAACAAAAAGATGTTACATTGTCTGAGGGTAACTTAAAGTCATTTGGTGGAACAGGTGGTTCAGGTGATGTTCTAACTCATAGCACCTTCGGAGTATCTTCTGGCAAGTGGTATGCAGAGTTTGCTTATACAGCAATAAGTGGTACGTCTAGTCCTGAAGCCGCGTATGCTGTTGGTATACAAAAAACAGAATCAACAGGTTCAACTGATTTAAGTTATAGATATTATGCTTATTGGGGTACTAAGTATAAAGACAGCGATGAGCCGGAAACTTATGGCGTTGCATATACTGCTGGAGACATTATCGGCATCGCATTTGATGCTGAAAACGGTGCTGTTTATTTCAGTAAGAATGGAGCTTGGCAGAGCAGCGCAACTGCAACAGAGATAGCAAACGGCACAACTACTAATGCTGCATTTACAGGCATATCTGGAGAGTACAATTTCTATGGTACTAGGATGGGTGGAACTGAACACACTGGTGTTTGGAACTTCGGTCAGGACTCAACCTTCGCAGGTAACGAAACAGGTTCTGCTGGTCCTTACACAGATGATAACAACACAGGTCTAGGAGACTTTTACTACACCCCACCTTCAGGATTCCTCGCTCTGTGTACTAAGAACTTAGCTGACCCTGCTGCTGGACTTTGGTCTGGTGGTGATAATCAGGCGTTTAATACGGTGCTATATACTGGTGATGGTGACCCGAGAACCATAAGCGGAGTAGGCTTCCAACCAGACTGGGTGTGGACAAAACCAAGAAACAATAGTGGTTCTCATGTCTTAGTTGATGCTGTTAGAGGTAATACAAAACTCCTAGAAACTAATTCTACTGGTATAGAGCAAACTACTTCTTCTGGTATTACTGGGTTTAATGGTGATGGATATACATTAGGCACAGGAAATGATTGGAATGTTAGTGGTGATACCTTTGTATCTTGGAACTGGAAAGCTGGCAACGAAACACTCGGTACTGGAGCTTTCACACAGGGAACAATACCCTCAACTTGTAGTCGTAATGCAGATGCTGGCTTCTCGATTGTGTCTTATGAGGGTACAGGCTCTAGCAATTCTACAGTTGGACACGGACTATCTTCAGTACCAGAGATGATTATCACCAAAAATAGGGACTCTGCAACAGCAGGAGAAAATTGGAATACATACCATTCAGCGATTGGAGAAACCAAATACCTAAGACTTAATACAACGGGTGAAGCAAGTACATACGCTATGTGGGCTGACACAGCACCAACAACTTCGGTTTTTAGTATTAGGGAAAATGATTCACACACTAACGTAGATGATGACAATTACATCGCCTACTGCTTCCACTCTGTCGATGGCTACTCAAAGGTGGGTTCTTATACTGGTAATGCTTCAACGGACGGCACATTTGTTTACACGGGATTCAGACCAGCTTATGTGATGATTAAGTCAGCGGATGCTGCTGAAGCTTGGTATTTGTTTGACACTGCACGTTCTCCCGCTAATTTAGCAATAGAAAATCTATACCCGAGTCATTCTAATGCTGAAGATGATGCAGGCTCTGGCAACCGAGCTATTGATATACTCTCAAACGGTTTTAAAATGAGAGGCTCTGACGCATCAAATAACGGTGATGGTAACGCACACATCTACCTAGCCTTCGCAGAACACCCTTTCAAATACTCAACCGCCCGATAACACAGGAAAATATTATGTGGATATTAAATTCAATGACAATCAAAACTCCAAAGGCACTCACCATTGGAGACATTCAATACCCATCCTCTATCTTCACACGCTGGTCAAAGGCTGAGTTAGCTGAGTTAGGTATCAAACCATACCGACTCACCAGAGTAAACGAACGCTATTACTGGACAGGCAACGTCACCAACGTAGAGACTGACGGTGAAGTGGTGGGAACACCAGAAGCCATCGCCAGAGATGTTGACAGACTCAAAGAAGGAATGCTCCAACAGATTAACTCACAAGTCTCAAACAAACAAGGTGACATTGATTGGTACTGGAGTCGTGCATCTAAAGGTGGCAAGGCAATTCCAGCAGAGATTGAGACATACGCGACAGCCATCTACGCTGACCAAGTAACTAAGGAAGCAGAGGTGAATGCCTTAGTCACTCTCGAGGATGTAATGGCTTATGAATCTGTGCCTCACCTAAGTGTAAGAAAGGTCAAGCACACAGACGATGACGGTGTTGAGAGCTACGGACTGGAGACTGAAGAACATACTGTCGAAATTAACATGGTCACAGGAGGCTGGACAGAGAATCCAACTGCCGAGATTGACCCAGCATTTGTTTCATTAACAGAGGTGTAAATGGAAGAGAGAATCATCAATCTAGAAAGAACAAGCGAGCGACACACCGAACAAATAGAGACTCTGTTCTCGAAACTTGATTCTGTCAAGACTCAGCTTTGTTCGATTCAGAATACTTTGAATCAAATCAGATACATGTTTCTCGGTGGACTGGCTTGGTTCATTCTAACCGAGGTTGGCATTCTCACCGCACTTAAGGTGATGGCGTGAAGAAGGCAAAGATATATTTGGTTTTGGTTATTGGTTTGTTAGGTGTGATTGTTGCTGGTATTGATGGCATGGAAACCGTGTTGGAGGATTACTTTTTAGCGGATGGATAAACACGCTAGAGTTTGGATTTACGCCATTGCAGTTTATGTGTTTTTCGATATGGCGGCTAATATAAGGATGTTGTTATTATGAAAATGGAATTGCCAACACTAATTGCACTCGCTGGAGTTATTGGTGGAATTATATTTACATACGGTCAGCTTACAGGACAGGTGAGTGAACTTGAATTTAGAGTTGAACAACTCGAGACGATGATGGCAACTGCATTCGATATATATAGGAGTCAATAATGTTTGGACTACCAATTGAGATTTTGACGATGCTCATGAGTACGCTGGGCGGAGCCGCTATGAAGATGTGGAGTCAGTCACAAGCTGACCTTGCAGATGAGAGAAACTTCCGAAAAGAACAATATATGAACGTTGAGGCTAGTATGGAGAGAGCGGGTAAGCTCAATACTCCAGAGGCATCTTGGGCTAAAAAGTTCTTGGTTGTGTCGTTTATGGCTATGGCTGCTTATATTCTCCTAGCTCCAGCTTTCGGATTATCTACACAAGTCCCAGTAGAAGTTACCTCTGGATTTAAGTTCTTGTTCTTAGACTTCACAAACACAGTAACTGAGTACATTAGCCTAGAAGGCACAGTCGTTCCATTGTGGTTAGGCCACGCTATTATGGCTGTTGTAGGGCTATATTTTGGACAATCAATTACACGCAGATAAATGAATAAAATCGGCATAGTAATACCCGATCAGCACTTCCCGATACACGATAAGAAGGCTTACTCGGTAGTTTTACAGGCGATAGAACACATCAAACCAGACCTGTTTATTAACCTTGGTGATGTCGGTGAATGGACCAGTGTTAATGGTCACAGATACAAGAGAAGGAAGCGACCACCACTTGAGTATCAGCTTCCTATGATTGATAAAGATATTGATGCGGTTAATAAAGAGATAGACAAGATGGATGCCGTGCTTGACAAGATTGGATGCACAGAAAGACACATCCTCGCTGGCAACCATGATGAATGGCTAGATGCCTTTGTTGAGGAGAATCCCTACCTAGACCAGTATATGTTTAGAAAGGCGTGTAAGTGGGATGAGAGAGGATACACCTACAGACGCTATAACACGGTGTTAGCTATCGGCAAGGCCCAATTCATTCATGGAGCCTACTGTGGTAATAACCACGCAAAGAAACACTGTGATGTCTATGGCAATCTAATCTACGGTCATACACATGACGTAACCAGACACACGGCAACACGTTTGAATGAGAGTACAAGTGCTTGGTCGATGGGTTGTTTAAAGGATAGGTCAGCCGAGAAGAACAGATGGCTAAAAGGCAAGCCTCACAACTGGGGACATGCTTTTGGCATTGTCACTTGGTTTAAGGGCGGTGAATTTCAGTTGGATGTAATCGATATTGTTAAAGGCCAAGCCAATGTTTGGGGCAAAGTAATTAAAGGATAACTATGACTTATAGAGAACTCATAAATGAAGTATTAATCAGACTCCGAGAAGAAACCATTGCTACTGACTGGTCTGGCAATATCAACGACTCAACAACAATAACCGATTACCAAAAAGTGATCGGCTCTTTAGTTAATGATTCCAAGCGCAATGTTGAAGGCTACCACGACTGGTTATCGCTGCGAGAAACCGCTGACATAACCACCGTATCAGGCACTAAGAATTACAATCTCAGCTCTGGTCAAGAGTTCAAAGTAGTGGATATTATCAACAACGATACAGGGCTTAATTTGGTACAGGTTAGCCGTCACTATATGAACAGTGTAAAGTACCCCACAGACCCCACTGGAGACCCTCTGTATTACAGTTTTAATGGCTCAGATACCTCCAACAATTTAAAGGTTGACCTTTCCCCTGTTCCGACTTCAGCACAGACCATCTCGTTTGATTTGGTGAAGTATCAGGATGAATTAAAGACCGCCTCAACAGTATTAAAAATACCCGACAAACCTGTTGTGCTTGGAGCTTGGGCGAGAGCCATTGCCGAGCGTGGTGAAGATGGTGGAACGCAATCATCTATGGCAGCCCAAGAAACCAGAGAGGCACTCACTCATGCGGTGATGCTTGACTCTGGCAATACCCAATATGAAACCGACTGGTACGCTGTCTAATGGCTAAACAACTGACCTACAGACCGCTTGATAATCTCGGTGTTAATGGGTTAAACACTCAGGCTAATCCTGCCTCACTGGATTCTACTTGGCTAACCAAGGCTGATAATATTGTTATCAGAGAATCAGGTCGTATCTCTTCACGCAAGGGATTGAAACAAAACATCCTCAAAACCTCTGCCAAGATCGGCTCAATGGTTGAGTATAACGACTCAGGCACGAATAAAGTCTTTGCTAGTGTCGGCACAAGTATCTACACCATTGCCTTTAGCTCGCCAGACTCAGCCTTTACCTCGGCACATACCGTATCAGGTTCAACCTCGGATTGGCAGTTTGTCAACTTTAACAACAAGCTCTACGGCTTCCAGAATGGTGTTGTTCCTGTTGAGTATTCTTCTGGTTGGTCTAATTTCACTAAAAAGCCATCGGGTGTGTCTACCTTTGACCCTTCCTGTGGAATGGGTTATTACGGGCGACTGTGGGTTGGTGGAGTGACAGAAAACAACGATGTACTTTATTACTCAGATACCCTGATTGGAACTGAGTGGGCTGGTTGTACTGACCCCCAATATACAACACAAGCTACTTGTGAGACAGCAAGTGGAACATGGACAAGCAGAGCTTCTGGTTATATCGACCTTAAAAAGGTCTGGGGTGCTGATGAGATTGTCGCTATTGCGCCTTTCTATGGGCAACTGGTTATCTTTGGTAAAAGCAATATCGTCATCTATAACAATCCAACCGATCCAAATGCGGGTACATCAAGTCCAATGGCACTCACTGAGGTTATCAGAGGTATTGGCTGTGTCTCCAGAGACTCGGTTCAGGCGATTGGTGATGACCTTGTGTTCCTTTCCTCTACGGGTCTGCGTTCACTGGCTAGGACTACAGAGCTGGACAAAGTTCCACTGACAGATTTCTCGGTCAATGTTAAAGACACATTAATCAGAAACATCTCTCAAAGCACCAATGTCAAATCGGTTTATGTTGAGAATGAGGGTGTCTATGTAATGTCCTTTGTTGATTTAAATATCACCTATGTCTTTGACATGAAGTATTTCACCCCAAACAAAGCACCAAGAGTAACAATTTGGAAGTTTGACTCCGACAGAGAACCTGCCAGTCTTACCTACACCGAATCGAAGGGTTTCTTAATCGGTCAACAAGAAGGCAGCATTGCCACCTATCAAGACTATTATGACAAAGATTACTCAGGCTCTACTGTTTATACCAGCCACTCATACACCTCATCCTTTGCTACCAACTGGATTGACTTGGGTGATAGCGTGGTTGCCTCATTGCTGAAAAAACTGAAGATGGTAATTGAAGGCGGTTCTGGCTCTAGTCTTGGTATCAAGTGGTATAAAGACTTTTCTCCAACACCCTCCAAAACCACTCAGATTGCACTCAATCCTGTAACCACTGGAACGGTGTCATTGTGGGGAGCATCCAGTTCTTTATATGGAGCAACAACAGTTTCACACACCCATGATTCAGCAGTACACCCTGCCTCAACCACTTACGCCCCTGTCTATGGACTGAGGGAATACAACACATCCTTAACAGGTTCAGCCAAACATCTAAAACTGGAAATGGATATAGAAATCAATGGTTTTGTGGCATCGCTGCAAGACGCAACCGTACTTCACAAACAAGGAAAAATTCGATAGGAGAATATTATGAGTAATTACACATTAGCGGTATCGTGGTCTGGCAAGGACGCTCTATCGGATTCAGACGCAGCCAAGGTTATTTCAGGGGCAGACTTTAACACTGAGTTTACCACTGTCCAGACAGCAATCAATTCAAAGTCAAACCTCAACGGTGACGCAGGTGAGGTTTTCTCAACAAGCACGGCAGGGTCATCATCCAACACTACCATTGCTGCCAGTACACAGTATGTAACCAGTGCCATCAGTGGCATGGATACCAAGGCGAATATATTGTCTGCGGTTTATCCAGTTGGCTCAATCTTCACCACAGTCACAGCCTACGCAAACTCAGCAGCCGTGGTAGCGGTTATTGGTGGTACAACTTGGGTAGCCTTTGGAGCAGGTAAAGTTCTAGTGGGTCTTGATTCAGCGGATGATGATTTTGATGTTATTGGTTCGGGGACAAACACCAATTCAACAACAGGTAGAAAAGATGCTGTATTAAAAGCCCATACACATACTGAAACCTATCCAACGACACACGGTTGGGTAGAAAATCCAGATAACGGTGGTAGTGATTACTACACACATAATCCAGCTACTACTGTGAACACTGGCTCAACAGGTGATTCTTTAACAGGAAATGAAAACTTACAACCATATGTAGTCGTTTACATGTGGAAACGCACAGCATAGGAGATAGATATGGATTGGCTTAGTTTATTATTTGGATTTTTAGATTCAAGAAATCAAAGGAAAGACGCTAAAGCAGCTCAACAATACGCAGAGGACTTTGCCAAGTCTGTAGAGTTTAAACCTTGGGATGTCAGTGGCCCATTAGGGAGTGCTACCTTTGAAGATGGCTCGGCAACAACCGCCCTCTCGCCAGAGATGCAGAATCAGCTCACCGGTTTGTTCAGTCAAGCCTCTGGTTATGGTGATGCGCTGGCAGCCTATGACCCAGCAGCAGCCCAACAACAGATGTATCAGCAACAAAGATCAATGTTCGCCCCGCAACAGGCTCAAGACCGACTGGCTATGGAGAACAGATTACTGGCTCAAGGTATGCTTGGTTCAACTGGTGGAGCTGGAAGAACTCAATCCTTATTAGAGGCTCAAGGTCAACAAGACCAGGCGGCTCAATTAGCAGCATGGCAACAAGCCCAACAACAACAGCAGAATCTCCAACAAGGCTACAACAGCTCGATGAACAATATCTTGAACATGGGTAATTCGGTATCGGGTTTGTTTGGTACTGGTTCTGGACTAGGAGCAGAAGCATCTTTGGCAGCATACCGAGGTGGTGATGCCGTGCTAACAGCCAACACAGCAGCAAATGAGGGTAGATTCCAGTGGGGTGATTTAGGTGGGTCTAACAAGGATGGCAAAGAACTTTGGGACACTCTGAAAAACTATTTAAACCCACCGAAACCCACTTTAACAGGGTTGTCCTCTCGACTCGATAATCCATATATATAGGAAATTATTATGGCACTAGAAGGATTTAACGCAGCAATTCAAAGACAGGTAGCTAACAGAACCGCCACAAACAAACGACTAGCAGAGACGATTAGCCAGGGCATGTTCAGTCTATCAGATGGTGCCTTTGGTAGTCGCTCTCAAGCCTCATTAGAGCAAGAGAAACAAGGTATTGTTGCAAGCGTTCAACAAAGCATCGCAGCAGCCATGCAGTCTGGTGATGATAATGCCGTTTTTGAAGCTATAAAAAGAGGTTCTCTGAAATTACAAACTGTTGACCCAGGGGCGGCTACACAATTGATGGATTGGTACACTCAGTTTCAACCTACCGCATCAGCAGACCGCAAAATAATACTACAAGGTGGCGTTCAATACTGGGCCGACACTGGGTTGCCTGTGTTAAATGTTCCCATACAAAGGCAGATTGAAGAGCTTGGTGACAAAAGAAAGTATTATATTAATCCAGATGGCACACTTGAATTGGTTAAACCAGACCTTGTAATTCCAGAAACTCCAGAGTCATTAGCCACTGAAATTATAACTAATTTTGGTTACGCTGACACCTTAGAGCAAATGGAAGAACTTGTTAAAAACTTGATTGATAATGGATTGGCTGGAACAGAAATTTACAAAACTGCCATCGCCAATTTAAATGTAGAAAAGGGAATACGATCAAATGAGAAAGAAGGAATCCGTGCAGATCAGATAAAACTGTCCAATAGAGTCTCAGGAACCCACATCCCAGCATTTGAATCAACCTTACAATCTGCCGAGGCCCTTATAGAAGAATATAGTGGTCGCGATATACCAGGAATAGGTTTTGGAGGGTTAGCTGTAACAGAAGCAGCATCGTATGCTCAATCTGTAAAACAAGCACTTATGAACGTCATCTTAAAAGCACGGTCTGGTGCTGCTGTTACTGAAACTGAATTTGACAGACTCCAAACAGAGGTTGCTGGTGTAAAAGCTAAATACTTAGGCATTATTACAGATAAAGACTTTAAAAAATGGGTTAAAGCATTGAGAGACATTCAAAACAGAGAAATAGACGCAATCTTTGGTGGTTATAGACCTGAAGTTAAACAAGCATACTGGGACCAAGGTGGATTTAAACCCATAGTGAAACCAGGCGATCTTTACAACCTTGAGGATTAAATTATGTCAGAAGTTAAAACAACACCATCAAGAGAGCAAGTTATTAGTGATGCCAAAGAGTATGGATGGACAATGGCCGAAGTTAATGCTGTTTATGAAAAACTTGGTTATGAATTATTAGACAGAGAAAGTGTTGTAGGGACTCGTGCTGGATTTTTAAACCGTGTACAGAGCATGAGACAAGGCCATAGGGTTGACCCTGATGACTTAGGTCCAGGTTGGTTTGAAACCGAATTCGGACAGACTGCTGTAGGTATGGCTGGTTTTATGAAAATGTATTCCACAGGGATGCGGGTGGCCCCTGCTGTGGGTGCTGCCTACCCTCCTGCTGCACCAATTACCGTACCATTAACACCTATTGCATTTGGACTTGTTGGTGCTTTTACTGGTGGTGCTGGTGGCGAGGGTGTTCAACAACTTTATCAAACATTAACCGACAATCCTTACGCTCCAGAAAACTTTGATGAAGCACTTAGAAAGATGTATGAGTCTGGTGGTGAAGAGTTTTTGTATGCGGCTCTTGGATTCGGTGTTTTTAAAGGTGGTGAAAAGGTGTTTAGATTTCTCAAACCAAAACCATCAGAGGGTATTCAGGCGATAAAAGAAACCTTTGAGGCTTATGGTGGAAAGCTCTCCGCTACACAAGTTGTTGATAACAAAATCATTGACACCATTGAAGGTCTTGCACAAGCAACATGGGGTGGTGATCCATTAGACACTCTAAGAACTATGAATGATGTGGCTATTGAAAGATATATTAATGATTTCATAGGCCATGTTGCAGGGACAGCCAATAAAGAATTAACTGATTTGGGTCTTGGTCAATTGTTTGTCGCTCTTGTTCGCACAGGTAGGAGTCAGCAAAAAATAATAACAGATAGACTTTTCAGTGAACTTGATGAGCTTTACATACCTTTGGTTGCAAAGAAAAAGGTTGTTATAGAAAACCCTACAGGCATTGTCGATGCTAGTGGCAACATGCTCAACAGAAAAACCGTACAAGTTATCGAAGAAGAGGTTTTGCCAGTTTCAGTACAAGGTTTAAAAGAAGAAGCCTTAAAACTTCTAAAGCCACACGGAGCATCAAGAGGTTCTGCATTAGGTTCAAAAGCCAAAACAATGCTGCAATCTGTGGAAGGATTTAACAGCAGAATGACGTTTAACGAGATGCAAACCTACCTCTCTGGCCTTAAAAGTATGCAGAGAGACTTAAAAAATGCCGCAAGCCCTGATAGCGCACTGAAAAGAATTCTCACACAGCTAATTGGTGCTGGTGAAGAAGCGATGGAGGCAGGTGCAAAGGCGACAAATAATAAGGAATTCTACTTAAAGTATGTAGAAGCTAAAGCATTTGTTAAGGAGAGTTCAGAGGCTTTGTCCGATAAATTTATAACCAAATTAATTCGTGAGAATCCTGAAAGAATGGGTGAGACTTTATTTAGAGTTGGTAATCAAACAGAAATCATAAATGTAAGAAGGGCATTAGCAAAGGCAGCCCAATTATCCAAAGGAACGGACGATGCCTTCTTGTTCACCACTGAATGGAGAAAGATGCAAGCTGGCTATCTAAAAAGTATTCTTGCAGACACTACAAACCTATCAAAAGGCGTACTATCTGGTGAAGGCAAGATTAAAAGCGCCTTAAATAAAGTCTTTGGCAAAGAACAGGTCCCCGACATAACTTCGGGAGAGCTGTCAATAGCAGCCCTGAAGAAACTCTTCCTTTCTGGAACAAAACAACAAAGAACATTTGCCGAGGCGTTCACAAAATCACAAAGGAAAGAGATAAAACACTTTATCAATGTTGTTGAGGTTGCTCAAAAAAGACCAGAAGCTTCTGGCGTGTTTATGGTGATAGTTGGTCAGGCTGGATTATTGCTCAATCTTGCTACAGGCGCTTTGGATTTAGGTGCGCTTGCCATTTACACTATTGGTGCAAACGCCCTATCAAGAGCCTTAACCAATCCAAAAATTGTTAAACTTCTTTCTGAGGGTGTAAACACTAAACCAGGCACAGCTCGATATGCTGCTGTTTCAGCACAGCTTATGGCCTACTTTACTGGTGTTGATGCTTTTGGTGATGATAAGTAATAGCAAGGCTAAACTATTCTCCAATGAGTACGAGAGACCAGGTAAACCTCACATGGACAGAAGGCTAGAGTCCACTTTGAAGTTTGAGGGTTTACTGGCAACCTAAATCTCTCGTTTCAGATAGTCCAAGTCCTGAAGAGCTAAAGACAATAAGTGTCTCAAGTCCGTATCTCTCTCAGCGTCACTTTCCCTGGCTATTTTATGTGCCTTCTTCACCATAGAACAAATCACCTCTATCTTTTGATGTATCTGCTCTTGTGTGTGTATCATGTTCTTTTCCCCATAACTGCAAACTCATAGTCCGATCCGTGAGGTAGCCGATACCCTAAAAACTCATCAGCCCACATATCTACCTCACAAAGATAATCAACAAACTCTGTAATATTTAATTTGGTTGTAGATTTTCGCTCTGAATACTCTTCATTTTCATACTCTGTCTTAACTAGGTCTAAGAACTTATGAGACACTACGAGATGTACTGAGTCCTTATGCATTCCTAAATGTCTACCCAACAACCCCAACCAATACCAATATAAATTAGATTGAACCTGTGTTCTTCTAGGCTTACCTTCAGTTATTTTTATTGTGGCCGTATCTACGTCTGGATTCTGAGTAAAGAACTCTGTAGATAATGCTTTAAAAGCATCTGCTTTAGGTTTCTCTCTGTGTATTATTCGGTGCATTTGGGTTCTCGTCCTTAAAGTCTCCAAACTTTTCGTCCCCGTCTAACATATCATCTTTCTAGGTCAACTGCTATCAAAGCCCAAACCAGTTGCCGATTATCATCAACAAAACAAACCCTACGAATACCACTAAGCTTGTCTTGTTCTTGACTAACTTCATCAGTTCATCTTTCATCTTTAACTCCTATATTAAATTTGTAACCAAGCCTGAAACTGCTTCTCTGTTGAGTAGTACCTGACAGCCTGGACAAGAGTAGCAAGAAGCTCCTCATCACCATCAAACTTAGCATTTTCATAATCATTCATAAGGTGTCCCCTTACAAACTCATCAGCCCCATCTGGGGTAATCATAATTGACTCATCTTTCATTTTCTTCTCCTGCTTTTGGTTAATTTCTGGCTGGCCTTTGTGAACGCCTTATCAGCAGACCAAAGCAACCACTTAATCCCAACTTTCTTAACCGCTGTGGCTGGGACTTTCCACAACTTTTTCATTAGATTTACTTGCATTCGATAATTCCTTCTATAGCCATTAAGCTTATATAGGCAAAAGTGCCTCTGAGATGTTTAACTTCTATCCATTCTGGTGGTATAGGTGGGTCAGCTTGGGTTCTTCCATCTGCCAAATTGTGACAGTTGAAACATGCCGGACAGCCAAAATCTATGCCCCCTGCCCTATTCTTCATGCCCATAGCTGATATACCCAAGTGGGCAAATACAGTTGTTTCATTTTCTCCACCCGATTGACAGTTCTCATCGAGATGTAAATAGCAACGAGACCCCTTTGCTAATTTTGTCATCTTGGATTGTTTTATTCTTCCCACTCTTCTTCCTCCATTATTAATTCTGCTTCTCGCATTTCTTGTTTAATTACTACTAATTTGTCATACACATAGGTATTGATCTGAGCCATAATTATGCTCTCTAAGGGGTATGAAAGGGGTATGTGGCGTACTTCTTGGTCTACCCCTACCGATGCCATTGCTAAGGCTTCTTTTCGGTACTTATCTCTTAGTGATTTAATGAGTTGTTCAACTGTTGCGAAGTAACCGTTTTGTCGTTCAGTTTTTCTTGTGTTGTCTTTTAATATCCAGTTGTAAGCATCTGCGCCAATTGAGAATCTATCATTAATTTTTATGTAGGGGTTTTTCATAACACTATCTCCATGTCGGAGAACTTAGAAATCTCTCCTTTAAAATTGAGTTGAATGTGCATACCAGATCCACCCATGCGATTCTTAACAATATGGACCTCAGCAATACCTGGACGCGTGGATAATTCTTTGGTGTAATAGTCATCTCTATAGAGCATAAGAATGATGTCGGCATCTTGCTCTATCTCACCTGAGCTTCTTAGGTCACTCATTTGTGGCTCTTTGTTATCCCTTTTTTCTACGCCTCGACTTAGCTGGGATAGGAGTAATACAGGCACACCTAGCTCTTTTGCAAAACCTCTTAACTCTCTGGTGATAGTTCCCAGTTCGGAAATCTCTCTGCCTTTGTCATACTTCATTATTTGCAGATAATCAATAACAATCATATCTAGGCCACGCTCTGTACTAGCAACCTTCCTTGAGTAGTTGATGATGTCTTGAACTGACAAACCACTCTTATCAACAATATTGAGTTTCTTATTGCCAATATCTGCTAAAGCCTTGTAGTAACGGTCTTGCTCTCTATCCGACATCTTGTTCTTGTAAACATTTGGCAGTGGAACATTAGACTCAGCACTAGCCATCTTCATAGCTAAATCTTCTTGCTTCATCTCCAAGGAGAAAAATAAGACGTTATTCTCATCTGCAATATGAGAGGCTATATTCAAGACAAAAGTTGACTTACCCATAGCTGGCCTTGCAGCAATAACAGTTAATGTCCCTGCTTTAAATCCATTGGTTTGATAATCCAAAGCACGAAATCCAGAGTAGATACCGGTACGCCCTTCTGCGATCTCCTCCATATAATCAATGGTCTTAGCCACAACAGACTTCATTGAGGTTTCATCTGAGCTTTCTAACTCTTCTTGCAGATAAGCTATCTCAGCACTTACTTTGTTAAAGTTATCGTAGGTAATGCTTCGCTTTAAATTTTCAATCCTGGACTTGAGTGAGGTGGATCGGATATGTTTGGCATAGACACCGATATTAGATACAGTGGGTGTACTATCTGCAATAGAAGCTAAGTAGTTAAAGTCAATGTCCTTACCTTTTGTATGATTTTTAACGGTAAGAATGTCAATCTTCTGCTTATCATTGTGCATTCCAACAATCTCATCAAAGACTTTGCCTAATGTTTGATTGCTGAAGTCGGATGACTGGAGACCTGTTGCCAAGACTTTATCAACAACAGGATCTATCATCAAGCCACCTACTACAGACTCTTCTGACTCAATAGTTGTAATCATGCTATATCCTCCATTGTGAATAGTTTGGAACTTGGTTGTTTGTTTGATTGTGCTTCTCCCATCTCCCAGTTACGGTTATTAATGAAAGTTTGCAAATGAGGGACATATTGTTCGTCAGTGACACCCAGCCATGACAAGGTTGGATTAATCATCTCCAAGGTGTTTAATACCTCTTCCCAATCTTTGTGTTTGGTTATGAAGTTTTTAAACTCGGTTTCACAGCCTCTTTTCTTTCCTAGGTATTTGGATCTAAACACTTCAAATTGTTTCATTTGTGTAGAAATATCTTTCTCTTTAATACTCTCTTTCTCTTTAATACTCTCTTCCTCTTTAATGTAGGTTACATTTCCGCATCTGCGGGTTTCCGCACCTGCGGAAAACGCACTTACGGGAGAATGGTAGACGTGGAAGTGGTTTCCGGTGAATTGGTTGTTGTCATTCTTGTGAAAAATGACATCATACAAACCTAACTCTTTTAGCTCTTTCATGGCCTTCTGATATTTACGTTGACCAATGGCAAAATGTTTTCTGATATGAGACTCGATAACATCCCAGTCCTCAGCCTGTGATTGCAGATAAACCCAGATAGCCAAGGCAATTGGATTGGTGATTGATTGCACCACTTCCCTACTCACCATGTCATAAGGGATTTGGTCCTGATGCTTCTTGAGCTTAATGATCGGCATGACAGTCTTCTCTAGGCACTAACTCTATTAACTCAACTACCGCATGATTCTCATCAGCAAAGCCACCAAAACAACTAGAGAAACCAAGTAGATATTCATAGTTGTCATCTTCAATCACCCCACCCTTTACCAGTGCATCCATCAGGAACTTTTGCAAAGGAATGGTGTAATTATCTAAATCCTTTTTTCTTTTATTGTTAAAGAAAATCTTGTAACAGACATGCAACCTTTTAAACTTGGGTAATGTTTTTACCCAGTCACCCAATACATCGTTTTGGTAGTTTTGTTTGGCGGTGTTGAGAGAGAAATAGTGCATATTTCTCATAATGTTGTAGCTCAATAATAAGACCTTGCCACGTTTGGTGTAGGTTGGAAGTGCAATAATTGCCTTATGCATCATTAAGTATTTCCGTTACTCTTGCTAGGGTAATCATCAATACATACTCCAGTCATTTAACTTTTATCATTTTTGTGTTATAATTTGCACGGTAAATTAACATGGTGGTAAAACGTGTTTCTTTTTGAACTTAGTCTATTATATTCAACTTTGTTCAATATAGCAACACTATTTTAGTTTAATATTGGAATATGATGAGTTTAGCTGAGAGAGTGAAAAAAACCCGTTTAGAGAAGGAGTTGACCCAATCGGAATTGGCCTCAATGCTGGGCATGTCATATCACAATATTCAAAACCTAGAAAAAGGAAGGATTCAGACCTGCCGCTATATCGACAGACTGGCAACAGCATTAGACACTACAAGAAATTATCTGCTTGTTGGTGAAAAAGCTAAAGTGATTAAAGTCGATAAACCAATCAACCTAATTTCAGTCGATAATTCATTTGAATTCAAACCCGACTGTGACTACCATATTGTCGAAACTCCGCAAAATAAGACATTATTTTTAACTTCTGACTCAAAGGAAGTTGCCAGTGTCTCACAGATGTTTATTCAAAAAATACGCTAACTACAAATAACTTGTAGTTATTCCAAAAAAAGTTGGAGTTCATTAGCCATATCAAATAGACTGGCTCTATAGCATGGTTTCTCTGGCTCTATAAATAGTTTAAAATAACACTTGCACTTAATAAGACTTTTAGGTATATTTGAACTATGTCTATCGCAATAAACAATAACAGTTATTTAAAAAACCAATACAAGACGAATTAATAATATAAGGGGAAGCAAGTGCAAGTTCTCAACCAAGTAGTAAGTAACGAATCTTTTAGCAATAAATTACAAACTCTTTCTTCAAGCTTGATGTTTGTTAAGCAATTGACTTGTACACACCACCAAGCCTGGATTGAACAGATCCGAGAACAATTGATAATGTTGAGGCATATACTTCAAGAAGCAAAACTCTCTTATAGTGATGCGATGTTGCTTGATCCTGAAGATTTAAGTATCTTCTCATGGATCGTCAAGGACTTGCACGATATGGCTAAAAACTTTACCCATAGAGACAAACCCCGTAACATGGTGCCATACACCAAAACACTCCTAGCCGAACTTTAATCTAAACACTTAGCCAGACATACGCTCTGGCTTTTTTACGTCTGCGATAAAGCATCTTGTTTAATACGTATTAATGAATATATGTACATTTCGTTGTATATTAGTGTATTATTAACATTACTAAAGTTTATTTTAGCTTTAGGTTATATGCTGGAGAGCAAATGACACAACTAGAAAATCACATGGTATTGCCCCACCCTACTCCGTCCGAGTGGGAAGGCGATGCACCCGAAATCACAACTGAGCTTCTGTATGAGGCTTGGGATAACTTTAGCGAATTAAATAAGTCCGATATGGATTATCTTTCAAACGTTAAACGATACCAAACAGCCTTATTCGATCCACTTACGCCTTTCTTAAAAGAGTCCATTCAAAAGCGAGTGGAAACTTTCAACGATCTTTTTGATAACTCAGAGTCTTTTGAGTTTGATGGTATGGATGTTGATTTGAGAGTCTTTGTATACCAATGGTGGGTATCGCTATGAACAAAGAGTTTATTGGTGAGGTTTTGCAAGGTGTGATTTTTCTAGTTGCTTTATTTTCTTTGCTTATCCTAGGAGTCGCAATCGCATGAATATCGTAACAAAATTAAATCGTAAAGAATACCTAAATGACAAACAGAAACTTTCACCTGCCTATGTAATTGGGTGGTTAGCAGCTGAATCTAACGGCTGTGAAGCTATCAGCGCAGACCCTAAAACAATGTATTACTACGAACAAGGCTATAACGACTGCAAGTCCAACGAATGGACTATCAGCGGTATTTCATCCAATGTATCTGATGAGGAGCAAAGCGCATGAAAAGGAAACGCTATATTGTAGAAATTGACTTATTTGTTTGGGCTGATTCAGATGACCAGGCTAGACAAGAAGCATTGGCATCTACCAAGAAGTTTGAAGATGCTAATGATGCAAAAGTCCACCAATTACATGAAGCGCCTTGGGGAATAAAAGAGGCTAGAAAGGTGGAACTTAATGATTAACGATGGAGAGATAACAAAATGCAAATTACTACTAAAGAAAAGTACGACATAAGTGTAAATGGTGATCACCTTGAACAGATTAGTCACTCAGACTTACTAGATATTATCACGGTGTATATCCTTGAGATGAGTCCAGAAATTGGATTAATTGATGATGACGAAGTAGAGATTGACAACGCTAATTAGTCTTAATAACAATGGAGAAAGACATGAAAAATATAAGTAATGATGATGGCTTTGCTAGATTCAAAAAGGCTTTTGAAGGTCTCACAGAACAAGCAAGTAGCATGGATGAGATGAATAACATTAAAGCAATGTCAGATGAGTATTTTGTTCTAAAAAGAAAGATGTGCGGAATGATGACACATGAAGATGCTTTCCAAATGGTTAAAGATATTTTACGACCTGTTGAATTTCTAGCCGAACCTACTATGGAGGTGAGTGATGAGCAATAAAAAGAAATCAGTCTTTGAAACTCTTAACGCAATTGATGTTAATGAGCATACAGATCAAAAAGGCAATTTAACTTACCTATCGTGGGCGTGGGCTTGGCAAACAACTAAGCAGAACTACCCAGAAGCGTTCTACACAGTATATGAGAACGAGATGGGTTACATCTATCACCATGACAACAGAACCGCTTGGGTAAAAACTGGGGTCACTATAGAGGGGCTTGAGCATATCGAGAACCTGCCTGTTTTGAACTACCAGAACAAGTCTATTCCTGTTGATTCGCTTACCTCGTTTGACATTAATACAGCCATCCAACGTAGCTTAACAAAAGCTATCGCTAGACATGGACTTGGTTTGTATCTCTACATGGGTGAGACAGAACCTGATACACCTGTATGGGATGATTCTGAACAAAAGGATCGTTACGTTGAAGAAATCACACAACATTGCGCTGATGAAAAAGACAATAAGGCGGTCAAACTCTATCGTGAGATGGGTAAGCAAAAGAACAAGGTCAGAGGAACAAAACAAGCTACACAGGTGTGGAGTTCGCTTGACCCAGCAACACAGCGTTATTTGAAAAACGCTTTAAGTGAGAAGAAAACCGCAGAGAAAGTATCAGCATAGGAATCTCCTTACGCCATACCTGGGGCGTTAATGCTAGGTGTGTGTTTGCCAGTACACATATGATGAAAACTGGCACCAAATTAGATGCTTGTGAAAAGAATTAATGTGACAAGTGTCAATCGCAAGCCAGAGCGTTATCTGGCATCAAATTATACAAAGCCTGGAGGGCGAAAATGAGTGATCAAAAAGAAGTTGAATTTGTAGATGGGTTGAGAATTATGGAGCCAAGTCCAAACAGCCCAGATTTTATCAAAGCCAGAATTTCAATCAAGAGAAAAGACCTTGGAAACTGGTTAAGATCCAAAGAAGATGATTGGATTAACGTAGATGTTAAAGTCTCTCGTGGTGGTAAGTGGTATTGTGCGGTAGACAACTGGAAGCCCGAACCAAGTCAAAATAGTGGGATACCGACGATGCCACAAAACAACCCAGACTCTGGTGATGATATTCCCTGGTAATGGCATATAAGAAAAAAGGTCCCAAGGTGTACACACTTCAGTGTGGTATGAAAGTCACTGCCGATATGGTGGTAAAAAAAACTTCCGTTAAACGTGGGACCGCAAGAAGGCGGCTACAGCGTTCTGACACATACGAGCTTATCTTTGCCCCTAAAAGTAAAAAGGTTGGCCATATATACGCCAAGAATCAGAATCCCGATAAAAAGATAGATAACCCAAGAGTTCGTAAATCCAAGTATAGGGCCGCCCTTGAGAAACGCATCATAGCCACCCAGCCTTTTTATAACGATCCAATGTACCGATTAGCATTAATAGCAATATAGGATAATATTATGAGTAAATTAATTAGAATGGAGCAAGTCAGAGAGATAACCACCCTAAGTGCAACAACAATATATAGAAAGATTGCCGCTGGTGATTTTCCTAAACAACTCAAACTAACTAATAAGACTTGCGCCTGGGTTGAGCAAGAGATTCACGACTTTGTAGAAAGAAAGATTTTAGAGCGAACCTAAATATAACACTGAATATGATAGCCCCCTTAATTGGGGGTTTTTTTGCGTTTCTTAGGGGTAAAAATGGGGTACAGTATGGGGTATTTAAAATCGTTTTTATAGTTGAAAACCTCTACAGGCTTAGTGGTGCGTCCGACAGGAGTCGAACCTGCGACATTTGGCTTCAATGTACTGTGTTGAATTATATAACACTGACACGCTCACTAAAATCCTCTTGTATCAAGCATTTATAAGTCATTCTCATTTTTTCTAACAAGGCTTACGCACCAGAAAGAACCTTATTATTCTCACAATCCCGATATAAATGGGGTATTATTGGGGTATTTAAAATCATTTCTTGGTTATTATGCAAGTTAAATTAACAAACCTTTATATTAAAAACTTAAAAGCAGAAGCAACAGTGTGGCGAGTCATGGACTCTATCACAAAGTCATTTTATGTTGAGGTTAGACCTAAGAGTAAAAAAAATCCAGACAAGCCAATTTTAAAAACTTATCAATATCGTTGGAGATATAATTCTAAGGCGTTTGGAAAGGGAGATACCTATCTTCGTATTAATGATGTGAATTATATATCACTTGAAGATGCTAGGGAAGAAGCTAGGAAGTGTCATAAATCTGCCAAAGCTGGCAACGATCCTAGACTGGTACTCAACCAAGTAGTTAAAAGTGATGGTGATAATACTCTTACTGAGATGTTTAAAGGTAGCTTTAAAGGCCGCACAGGCTTTTTCCCCGAAGAGTTTAACCCTAAGATTGATGGGTTTGTTGATAGCTATAAACTTGCATCAGCCATAGATAACGATAAAGTAGGCTTAACAACTGCCAGTGATATGAAGTCAAGAGTTGAAAGGTATTTGCTACCTGCTTTAGGTGGGTGTGATGTCAGAAAGATCACTCCTAATGACCTTGTAAGGGTCATTAAAACCATTAAACCTATAATCAAAACAGGCAAAGATGGAGAAAAATACACCTGCCACAGGTTCAGTGTAAGAGATAAGTTATATCAAGACATGCAGTACATATTCAATTACGCACAAGGCGAATTTCCTGAAATGCTATATTCTCCCACCCAAGGTGTTGACATGAAGCAGCTTACTAAAGGTTCTGCCATTGTAAAAACACACAGGGTTAGTACAATCGATATAGATGGAATTCAGACAATTATGTGGAAAATCTGTAGTCATATCACCACATCAACTAGAATGTCTTGGCAAATGAAGGTCGCTACATTGGCTTTAGCTTTGACTCATTTAAGACCAAAAGAATTAACTGGCCTTAGATGGGAAGAAGTAGACTTTAATAAGGGTTTAATCGATATTCCTGGCATATATGAGCCGCACACACAAAAGCCAGAAAGACGGATGAAAATGGGCTTGGACCACATTGTGCCAATGAGTAGGCAATTACATGGTTTATTAAAGTACGCTAAAGTGTGCAGCAAGAAAGAGGGAATTGTTTCTAGGTATGTTTTTCCTTCGTCTACAAAGTACAGTAAAAAGAATTTGAGGGTTTTCAACGAAGATGGCACAGAATATATAGATAAATGTATTTCTATTTCTGGTTTAGAGGATGCATTAAAAAGAATGGGAGTCTGTAATAAAACCGAATTAACACCGCACGGCTGGAGGGCAATGGCATCGACTTCATTAAATGGTGGGTTAGTAATTAATGATATAAAGAAAGACTATGAATCCAAGTGGATAGAAGTGGCGCTGTCTCATAGTTCGATTAAAAAGGAAGATGGTGGAGCAATGGCAAAGCCTTATAATCGTGCAAAATATCTCCCCGAAAGAATCAGAATGGCACAAGATTGGACTGATTTTCTTGAAGGCTTTATGCTGACGGCCCCGTCAATTAAATCGACATCATTACAAAGTCTTGATAACCTCATATATAGAGGGTTAGATATATAGGTCCATTACCTATATAGAGGGTTAGACCTATAGACGATCCAACAGGCCCTTGATTTTGTCTATATTGGTATCCCCTGGCAACTGCTGCCATTTGTCGAAATAGCCTTGATCTGAGGGCTTGAATCCTATAACAATTCTATTGAGTGTTTTATTCCATTCCGAAGATGTAATGATATTCTTTTTTCGAGTTACTTCTGATGTTTTTCTCATTCACAAAGTATACTATAATTGTTCATTGTTCATATCACATATTACTCATATAGCCAGGTTAGACCATTAGGCATATAGGCTTATTTGCCTCATATACAGGATTAGACTATTAGGCGTATATAGCCAGGTTAGGCATATAGGCTCATTAGACTTATAGGTTCATTAGATATATAGACTTATAGGCTGTTTGATCGGGGATCCCATAGAATAATATTCTAAGATCCGGACAGGATCCTATACCATTGAGAGAAAATTATTTTCAAATTTGCTCTTTTTAGAGATTGTTTTTAATCTTTTTTGCGTTCCTGTATTAAGCCCAACACCCTTAAAACCCGCATTTAAAGCAATGCTTTGCTATTGCCGGCATTCAGATATACGCTATATCGTCAAATTTGAAAGCCTATATTAATCAATTCAGGCCGGCAGCACCCAAAACAAGCTAATACAGCCGGTTTTCTTAATTAGTGGCGCCTTTGTATTGGCCCATAAAAAACGCCCAGTGAAGGGCGTTTTTAGTTTGTTTGACTATCAACTATACAGCACAAGATGCTAAATAATACGCCTCATTTTCAAGATAAAACTCAAAGCATAGTTGCTTATTAGTCTTTTTACCAGTGTGTAAAGTTTGTAGTTCATTTTGATCAAATACCCAGGCACTTCTATCAATATCCATTTTAAAAAGTTGCTGTACTTCTTGCCTAAATGTCAAGTAAACGAACCTTTGAAAGTCAACACACGTTTTGTCGAATTTGCGCTGGTCTACTATCAAGCTGCCCGCTTTACAACCTAAAGCGTATTGACGCGCATTGTTGTACACCGTTTCAAACTTATTATATTTTTTATTTTTTGCTTTCATTTTGATCTCCATTTTTTATTATAGATTTTCTTTTATATACCTATTGCGCAAATCTTCGACAAAGCCTGTCATATGTTTCACATTGTCCCATATTTGCCCGTAATGAATGGCGATATCTTCATTACTTGGTAAGCGGTCATCTGCCACCAGTCTTTCGTCAGATCCACAGTCAAAACATAATTCACCAATAACATCACGGCTGCCGCAACAGGCACAATATATTTGATTTTTCATAATATCCCCTATGTAGTTATAAATATATTTTCTTCTGTATATTCCAAATCAAACTCAATATCTGAGTAATCGTCAAATGATTGGCATATATAGCTATAAACGTATTGATGCAAAATATTATCTTTATCATTAACTGCTTGATCATAGCTATAAAAAGATATATAACCATCGTAAGATTTTGTCGTTTCTTTCAAATACGCTAAAAAATCAGGATCTTTCAAAAGTTTCTTGTTGAGTTTCAATTGATCCTTTTTTAAAGTGCTGCAGTAGATTATGTCAGTCTCGAAATTGTAGAATTTTGGACTATGTAAACTAATATTTTTATATTCTATGTCAAGATCATACTCAGAGAAAATATGGTCCGTCAAAACACTGCAATATGATTTTATATAATTGTCGAATGTCGCTTGATAATCGACATAATCACATAAATCAATACCTGGCTTAATATCTTCTACAAAATAGTCTATTTGACCATCTATCATGGCCTCATGTAACGAACCATAGAAGCCACCAAAATCAATTCTAATCTTCATAATCTACCCCTGGTTAATTCCTTCATAAATTCATCGATATTCTCAGTTGGTATATATAATCCTGTTGTTTCGTCTCGAGAATAATTAACACCTTTTTGTTTTTTCTCGGCAAGATCCCGACAAGTATCAGCAAAAAATCCTTTGTACTTGTTGATCAATTGCCTTTTGTCGGTAATATTTATTCTCATATGATTAATTTTTATTTTGTACTCTATGATATTCATAACTCTAGCTCCATAAACATTTCACACACATAATAAGACGTAGAGCCAGAATCTACTTCAACGCTGGCGCCATCGAACCAATCCATATACCAAAACTCAATAAAATCAATTGATTTATCATAAT